GCCTTCATAGGGAGCGTCCCCGGCCACCCAATCGCCAAAAAGACTTTTGAGTTGATTCTTTGGAACATAGAACACGAACACTACGGCCAGGACTGCCTGTACCCGACCGGCCCCGGCGCGTTTATGAGCGGAGCGATAGACTACATCAGAAGGTTTCCAGACAAGTGCTGCATCGGCAGACACCTCATAGGCAACAACGCAAAAGAGTTTATCGTCTTTGGTAAAACGATTTTCGTACAGTGCAAGTACAACAACGCGAAGGGCGCGGACAACAGCGACTTGAAGGGCGCGAACGATTACGGGGAAATGTGGAGGAATTTTCAGGTGTACTAGTAATGGTTCCTAGATTGGACTTTGTGTTTTCGTATTGGATGTTCGCGTGGTGGCTCATGTACGCGTCTGGGTTCAAAGTGGTAAACCCAAAGTTTGCTTTGATACTCGGCGTCATTGAAAATTCTTTAGGGTTGTTCTTTCTGCCAAAGGAGAAGATTTGGTGGTACCTCGTCATAAACTTTTTCATAAAGTTGGTGCCTTTGTACCTAGTGTGGAACACGCGCGTGCTCCAAAGTGACATCGTCTTCACGTTCGTGCTGTTTTTGTTTTACATCGCCTGGTTGAAACTCAACGACGTACACTTGTTTAAAAGGCTGACTCCGCTCACAGATTGGCTGCTTCGTAAATGAGGAAATAATAATCTTTCATCATATTAAATGTCATCAGGAGGCATAGCTCAACTCGTCGCCATTGGAGCGCAGGATGCATTCATCACCGGGAACCCTGAAGTGTCCTTTTTCCAGTCAGTGTACAGGCACCACACAAACTTTTCAAAGGTTGTGTCTCGCCAGGTCATTCAGGGTAACCCCTCCGCCGGAGGCATGTCGTCCGTCCGTTTCGAGAGGAGCGGCGACCTCATGGGCTACGTGTACATCTCTCCAATCTGTCTCATAGGCGGCGTCCCGACGACGTACCAGACGGTCAACTGGTCCAACGTCATCAACTACGTCGAGTTTTACATCGGAGGACAGCTCATCGACCGACAGGATTCCACGTTTACCGAGTTTCTCGCACCAAACTTGCTGGCTCAGAACGTGTCAAAGTCGGCCCTCGCGACGAACCACGCCGGCTACGGCAGCCTCAGCTCGTTTTACCCCTTGAGGTTCTGGTTCTGCGAGAACGCGCAGTCGGCGCTCCCCCTCGTGGCGCTTCAGTACCATGACGTCGAGGTTCGAATCTACTGGAGCACGAACCTCAAATCGGGCGTCACGCCAACCGTGAACGGCCTGACCGACCCGTCGCCGCCGAACAGCATCGTCAACTACGAGCTGTACCTCCAAAACATCTTCCTCGACTCTGACGAGCGAGCTCACGTGACTAACAAGACGCACGAGCTCCTCATCACGCAGCTCCAGTACATGAACCCTACCAACACGAAGAACATGCCAATCACGTTCAACCACCCAATCAAGTACATCTGCGCCACGAACGGAGCCGTGTCATCCGGCACAACCAACACGTCCAACGCGCTCACGTCCACTCAGAATCAGCTTCTTATCCAGATTAACGGAACCGACATCGAAGACCCCAAGTACGCGTCCCCGCACTTTACGCAGGCGGGCGCGTACTACGCCGTTCCGTATTCGGCTAGCAACGCGGGCGCGTACTTTATATTTCCGTTTTGCCTCGACACGTCCAAGCTCCAGCCGACCGGAACGCTCAACTTTAGCAGGTTGGACTCTTTCAGGATTGTGTCGCAGTCGCTGCCCATCACGAACACGGTCTACGGGGTCAACTACAACATTCTCAAGATTCAAAACGGCATGGGAGGTCTCATGTACTCGAACTAGAAATCGAGTGCTTCGCACTCAGTAAAAAGACTCGAAATCGAGTGCTTCGCACTCAGTAAAAAGACTCGAAATCGAGTGCTTCGCACTCAGTAAAAAGACTCGAAATCGAGTGCTTCGCACTCAAATAAAAACAAGAGGCTCTTGTTAAAAAAGAACAAATGGGCGACGAAGACTGCTGTGAAGAGGAGCAGTACGTGTACGCAGAGGGTAATACAGTATTTTTCTTTTGTGATGTGGACGAACTCAACGTCAGAAGGATGTGTGTCCTTTTGAAAAAAGTTTCTAAAACGCATGACAACATAAAACTATGTATAAACAGCGGCGGCGGAGGACTCTACTCTGGGTTTGCAGGCATGGATTACATCCGCACACTTGTGGCACAGGGCATACACGTCGAAACTGTGGCGTACGGCCTCTGCGCGTCGGCGGCTACATTTTTGCTCTTGGGGGGCGAGAAACGCACCATGGGTAAAAATGCATACGTGTTGATTCACCAAATGAGCGACACCATAGGTGGCACGTTTGGTGAACTTCAATCTTCCATGAAAAATAACAAAAAGTTGATGAAACACTTTCGAAGCATGTATCTAGAAAACACCGACATACCACCAGAATATCTCGAAAAACTCCTGACAAAAGATATCGTCTTGTCGTCAAGCAGGTGCCTAAGGTACGGTGTTGTTCACGAAGTCATTTAATTAATTCTATTATTGTACACTCCTCCTCCGCCGTTGTTGTACCCAGAGTTGACAGAACCACCGTTGTTGGCGGCGGCGCCAGCGTTGCCGGGGGGCACGGCGGCGGCACCTACTCCGACGACCAGAAGTATGATGCAGCAACAGCAACAGATTATGCAACTCAAAGAAATTGAGCTCGCGTACATGCCTCCAATGCTTGAAAACACGTTTGCAATTCCGTTAAAGAGGTCTTGGAAAAGACCCGTGCTCTCAGAGCTCGTGTTTTGTGTAATTTGTTGATTCAACACTTGAAGCGCTTCATTGTTTGAGATAACACCCATGACAGTGTTTGTGATTTGAGTCGCGACAAGGTTTGAAGTTGTAAGCTGTCCAACGTTACACGGAGGTGGTTTTGGGTTTGTTATACAAGAGGCTATAGCAGTTCCAATGGCAGTTTGAGCAAGAGCTGGTGCTGTCACGAGAAGACCTGAGTTACACTGGTCAAATGTAAAACTTTCCGCCTCTATGGTCTGCGTCTGATTAACCTTTTGTATAATCTTGTTTATATTTTCCGTGCTTAGACTTGTACCGAGCTCGTTCGTAAGAGACGTCTTTACGTTTGCAATTGACTGTGCAGCAGTCGGTTGAGACAAAAACCCAGCGGTTGCCTGTGTTTGTTGGTCCAATTGTTGTGCTATGTTTTGTTGTATTGTGTTTACAAGTTCTGAAGACACGTCAGATGATATGTTTTGCATTGCCTGCAGGTTTACAGCTGAAGTTTGTGTCAAGTCAAGTGCACAACCTGTAATCTTAGCCTTTGACAAGTTGATAGATTGAGTTGTCATAGCAGTTTGTTTAGCGTCGCTCATGTTTGTGTTCAACACTTCCACGACCGCCTTGTTAATAAGAGAGTTGTCTATCAGAATTTCAGACTTTGTTGGCGGGGGGCACCCGATCCCATACCAATCGCACATAATACCCATGTTATAGTACAATCATAAAATAATTTTCGGTCATAGAATGTATGATGAAGGTTACACTGCGTAAAAGTCCAAAGCCGGAAAAGAAGTGGAGGGTCGTCTTTGAAGACGGAAGTCACGTCGACTTTGGTCAAAAAGGTTACTCTGATTTCACTCTTCATAAAGACCCTCTTAGAATGAAACGATACGTTCACCGCCACAGCGGAATGGGAGAAACCTGGTCAAAGAAGGGCCTGCACAGTGCGGGGTTTTGGTCGAGGTGGCTCCTGTGGTCCAAACCTTCACTTCCACAAGCAAAAAGGTTTGTTGAAAATAAATTTCACTTGACTATTGTAAGATAGATGACGTGCGGTACAGGTGCAATACAAACACACGGAACGTGCTGGTTCTACTCCATACTCAACGGGTTTTTGTTGTCGGAGGCTGGACAAAAGGTTCTCTACGAACAAATGCTAAAGTTTTACAAAGGTCTTTCAACGGAGGAAAAAACTTTTTTCAGAGACGGGATAGAAGCCCCTTGTCCGAGAGGTCCAACTGTCAAACCGATTTACTTTTACAAGTTTTTGGACCAGTACCTGTGTTTCATGAGCGGGCCTCGAGCTGTGCCTCGTAGAGCTGGTCTGTCCCCAAACCTCTTTCGAAACATAAACTTTAAAAACAAAGTCAACTTGAACAGCGGCGCGAACCCTTCGAAGTTGTTGTTTCCGGTCCTTGACAGGTTAGGGTTCAAAGGCGAGTACGAAATACTTCAACCTTGGTTACACAAGAATCAACACGTCGCGCCCGAAAAACCCAAACTCAAAATCAGTCTGTCGCCGCACGTGTACAAGCCCGGTACCATAAAGGGCTACGACTTGATGTGCGCAGCCATATCCCTCACGTCCCCCGCTCGAGCAAACGACCACATAGTGTGCGGGTACGTGTGCAAAGGAAACGCGTTTCTTTTCGACCCAAACTTTGGAATTCCGATACCGTGCAAGTGGTGGAAATACGAAGAACTCCAAGGCGCTCTGAAAACTATTACCAACAAGTACAGACCCGGGTTCTTCAACTATATATCAATAAGTTACTCTGTGTACGTTCGAAGGTCTCTCGTGCGAAGAGTTCACCCCGCGTGTCTCCGAACGTACAAGAACAAAGGGGTTGCAAAAAACACGCCCGCAAACGTTGTTTCTGCAAAGAGGCGGACGAAAAGCATTTTTCGGGTTTTGTTTCCTAAAATTAAAACGAGGTACACTCCAAACTCTTTACCGGCTCCAAACTCAGTGTCACCAGTGGTTACTCGGTCAAGGGGTGCAAAGAAAAAACGTCGTGTCATCAAGACATCATCATCATAATAGCAACAAGAATCAAAAGCAACAATGAGCACGACGACAAGACTGAAACAAAACCCGTTCCTCCAAGGATAAGAGGGGTATTTGATTTTGGAGCCGGAGCAGGAGCAGGAGCAGGAGCAGGAGCAGGAGCAGGAGCCGGAGCAGGAGCCGGAGGCGAAGGGATGTCCGCGCCAGCTGAAGGTGATTCGGGTGAAGAACCTTCTGGGGCGGTAGCACCTTGTGGAGCAGCTGCTTGTGTAGTAGAAGCAGTTTGTTTGGACTCACAAACCTGTTTCAAAGAACCAACTGAAGATATTTGTGCGTCGCTTAAATTGATAGACTGATTACAAAGTGTTAGCTGCCTAGGACACGCCTGAGCTCCTTCCGCTGGCACAGTTGTGAGATTTTCAGACCAGGGATTAAGGTTTTGTGTACACGTCTCGGCCCAGCACTGATACGATACACCTTTGAGTGTAGAATATGCTGTTACAAGTGAATTATATTCACTTGTGTTTTTGAAATTTATGCACTTGCATTCTTCTGCGTCTGGATTCTCTCTACAGTATTCACCCGCCGCTGCTTTGCACGACGCTGAATATTCCGAATTGTTTTCTGTCTGGTTGTTGCAGAATGTTTTGCAACGCGGATTTCTAAAATGTTCTTGTTGCGAACACAACTGCGAAATTGCAGCGGGGTTGTTGTAATTATTGAAACACGCATCGTCTGTAAGCGCGTTTGTACCTTTTTGACAATGTACATCTCTTAGCCAGGTCTTACACTCGTCACCGCTAACACACCATGTAGTACCGCAATCATCTGTGGTAAGAGATTTTGGGTCTCCTGTGCAACACTTGTACTTATTCGCATCACTTGGTTCTTTTACTCTACAAAAACCATATGAACAGTTACGACTGCCACCTTCTCCCCAAGGGTGGCTTTCGTCAGCGACATCATAATTTTGACCATATGTTTCTTTACAATACTGACCTACGTTGTATGCAGAACCCCATCCACCATTACACCATTGGTTTCTAAAAGTCGCGTCGTTTCCTGTGCGAGTTCCACCAATAAAACCACACTTATTCGGATGTCTTGGGTTTCCTCTAGGACCTGTTCCTGTCCATTTGGCTTCTACTGGATCAACTTCAACTACTGGTCCCATTACTTTGTTCATATATTTTTTTGTGAGAGTACTATAAATGAAAGTAAAGTACATTGTTATCATTGTATTGTTGTTACTCGCAGTTGTTCTTGTGTCAAGAAAAATGAAAACATCAAACTACACAGAAGGAGTGTGTGATACAGCAGAATACAAAGATGGTTTTAGGTGCACGAACTCGACATCAAACACGACAAACAACGCCGTGAAATGCAAGGAGAAGTGTATGGAACCAAATGTTTGGAAAAAGTAACTAATAAAAAGTACAAGGACAATACAAGAAAAGAAAGATGAATGAATCGGATGATATAGTAGACCACTTGTTGACGTCTCTCAAGGTTATATCCATGATTAAAGAGGGTCAAAAGGTTTGTGTTCGCAACGGTCACTTGTCTCTGGAGGTGCAGTCCACCGGGCTTCTCACTTCTATACGCAGGTGGATACACAGGGACTCTAGGCAAATGACTTTGCAGTACATAAAAAGTGTTATTCAAAATTCAATCACAGTGACCAAGACGTACAGGACGCCTGCTTCCATAGAAAAGTTGTCGGCTGGCATGAACGAAGCGCTCACCGGTATTAATAGTTTGATTGTTACGTACGCAGACGACGCTACAGTGTCTGCTACGCTCCAGGTTCTCAGCGACAGGATACTCCAAGAATTAAACAATTGACACGGTACTAGTGTATAATGTTTCCTACAATCGAAGAGATGTGTCTCCTCGGAATGTCTGGATACAAAGGTACGAACCCCGTCGCCGTCCTCGAGTGTTACAAGGTGGCTGGCACGCACAAGGACGACGTCATGAAGAATCCTCAAGTGCAAAAGAGTCCCTACTTTCTCGAAGTGATGAAACACGACGGCATCCAACGGGCTCCGAAAGAACACTTTGAGTGCGAAACGTGCGGGTTCTATTCTCTTAGACGAAAGTGTTCATGCGGTTAGAGACAGCGAGTACAGTAACACCAGAGAATGAACGACTACGTGGTAGCCCAGGCGAAGGAGTCCAAGTCTGGGACCATAACAATCACGGTTCCCATCGAAGAGGTTGAACCGACCGTGAGCAAGTTCAAAAAGGAGTGCCCGACCGCAAAACACGTGGTGACCCTCGATTGGGACGACGAGACACTTTATCGCGTCAAGTTCACGTGGGAGCCCGGTAAGTTTGGGGTCGTGTCTATACAGACTCCGACGCCTACCGTCAGACCGCCCACCGCTCGCGTGTCAAAACAAGGAGGGCCTAGATGGTGAGAGCGAAATAAAAAAATAAAACGTTGGTAAGGAAAGAAGAATGAGTTATCCTCTCGTTTCTTGTTACATGTGCAAAACTGGCAACAAGGAATCAAAAGTCGCACGAGTCTGAGTTGATGTACAACGACTGTCACTGCTGTGCGGAAAGGCGCCTCATACGACACTTGTTGCACGAGTGTTCTAAAAAAGGTATGCGAATTCACGATTTTCCTAGTTGGCTCCACCGCAAGTACGGCGACTTGGTCGTGTGGCGACCTAGGAAAGACGGGGTGATTGGCGTGTCGATACCGTGCGTGCTGTGCAGGCGAGAGATTGAAAAGTACGGTATCCAGTGGATGGCCTTCACTGGTGAAAAATGGGTCCACAGCAACCGAGACACTGATTTGCCAAAGTCGTCCGCGACGCACAAACAAAAAAGGTGGATGGGTTTTTCTTGAGTGCTCATTTCTTCCTCGTGATGCCGAGAGTCATCTCCAGGTTGTTCATGTCGCGTTTGAGAGGCTTTGGTCGTTTGATTTTGAGGGTTTCGTTCGTGGTGTTTGTTCCTGTAATTTCTCGAAACTTTGAGTCGGATTCCTTTTCTGACATGCCCGCGCACTTTATGTCGCTTCTTACCACGGTCTGCATGGTGTGCACCTCGTCGGGCATGTGGACCGTTACGCGCGGACCATTCTGTGTTATCTTTCGAAACTCTTCTATTGTAAGAGTCCCTCCAAACTCTTTGAGCGCGTATCTGTTCGGGGCGCACTTTATCGGGTCGACGTGTCCGTACCGCTGCTTGTACATGATGACTATGTTTGAGGCTATGATTCCGGATCGGACCCTGTTGTATGTCATGTTGTACGTTTTAATGCACCCCCACGAACAAAAACACCCCATGGTTGAAAACTTGTTGCGCAAACTGTCGTACTTGTATGGCAAGTGAAACTGTTCGCCTTCAAAGGTGTGGCAGCACCACCAACACCACATTAAAGGAAATGTATCCTTTTCCTTTAATGTGCCTTTTAAGTATAGACGTCGGCATCAAAAACCTGGCCATGTGCATGATAGACGAGAGCGACTCTCGCGTCATGCACTGGGACGTGTCCGGCGTCCCGCCCCTGCACAAGGACGGCCTGTTTCCGAGCCTCAGGAACCACCTCGACGACAAACCGTGGGTGCTCGAGGCTGCGACTGTGCTGATTGAAAAGCAGCCGGGCGTCAACAAGACGATGAAGACGGTTGAAAACTTTTTGCATTCGTACTTTGTGATTAAAAATCCTAGTTCAGAGGTAATAATATACGATGCCAGGCACAAAGTGCCGGATGTTGTTGGCGGCGGCAAGGCGCAGTACCGAAAAAGAAAACAAGCCGCTGTCGACCGCTGCCGAGAATTTATCAAGAATTCTCCCGTCAATGCTCATTGGATGGACACGTTTGTCGCTTCCAAAAAGAAGGATGACTTGGCAGACACCGTTCTTCAGGCGCTGAGTTACATCAACCGCAGGGTCGTGGGTCCCTCCAAGAAGGAAGCCGCGGCGAAGAAGAAGGTTGTCGCGAGGCAGCCGAACGAGAACCAAAAGGCGACCAAGTACTCCGTGCCAAACTTGGTGTGGTTTGTCAAGCACGAGACGCGCGAAAAGCTCGAGGCGGACAAGAGGTTCATGAAGGACCTCAAGAGGTACTACAAGGATTTCGACGAACTTTTTTCCTCAATTTGAAATAAAGACACGGTTCTTTCATGCGAAACTTTTTTTAGGAGCGTACGCGGTGAACACATACCAATTTTTCCATCTATATATGCAGGGTACCAGGTGGCACTACTTTGAAAAACCTGTCTTAGACAAGTAATCTCCATAGTTTACACAACACATTGCCAAGAACCCCAGTATGATGCCTATGTACTGGATCGGGTGGTGAAACCGTTCCCCGAGGTACAGGTACGCAAAGGCCGACCCAAACACTATAATCATTCCTTCCCACATGGTTGTCACCCACAGCATGTTTCCGTGTCCGAAGCTCCTCCACAAAAAGAAGATGACCCCAAGGTACCCAAGCAACCCGAATAGCAAGTCGCCTCGCCTGTTTGTCTGTGCAAACTTTTGAACGTTAAAGTTTCCAAAGATTTCTGACAGTGTCATGCACAAAACATTTACAACCGTCATTTATTTTCTGTGAATAAATAAAATGCGAACCCTGAACGAAGTTCTTATAGGGGCCATCGTGTTTGTCGGCATCGACAGGTTGTCAAAGGTCATATCGACTTCAATTTTAAAGAAAGGGGAAGACGACGTCAAAAAGTACATGTTGAGGATTGAACTGGTGACTCTTTTTGTCGCACTTTACATCGCCATTCACTTCGTCTGACGGAGCAAGTGACATTCTTCCGCGAAGAAGCCGTACGATTTCATTTTTAGGAGTAACAGCGCCTCGTCCGGGTCGAGGTTTTCCAAAAATTCTTTTTTGCACGCCAAGTCGTTGAGTTGAGACTTTTCCTTTATTTTTTGACACACAGGCCACGTCACCCGTCTCAAGAGCCGCACTTGTTCTTCGAGGTCCGCCAACCGAGGCAGTATGTTTTCTCTCAAAAGGTTTCTGACATCTGTTAGAACGTCGCAAACCTTTTCGGGTCTGACGCTCAAGTCCACCATGTAGTGTACTCGCACAGTTTCCTTATATTTTTTCGGCGCGTGTACCAATGGTACTTGTGCACTTGCAAGTTCTCGTACGCGTCTTTGTCAACGTGTTGATGTTGTACCAAAGCGGTCACCGGTTCACGCGAAAAGAAAAGTTGGAACTGTTGGACGGGTTGTACAACTTGACTACAAACTTTTTTTCAGAGTACATTGTACTACAAAATGATAAACTGGGGCCGACCCGGATGGAAGTTCCTGCACTCTGTGACGTTTGCGTACCCGAAGAACCCTAGCGCCGTGACCAAGTCGCGGTACATGAAGTTTTTCAAGTGCCTCAAGCACGTCCTCCCGTGCCCAAGGTGCAGAGCCGATTACTCTCTCCTGGTCAAACACCTAAAAATGAAACACATGAAAGACACAGAGTCGCTTTCGAGGTGGCTCGTGTGCGTCCACAACAAAATCAACTTCAAGCTCGGAAAGAAACTGTACGGGTACAACGAAATTAAGAAGGTGTACCTCTCCTAGTGTAACAAGAGATGAAGGTGACTGTGCATCCTTACGAGAAGAATGTGTACAAGGCGGTTATGTGGCACGCGAGGAAAATCGCACCGACCTGTACCAATTCGTTCGTAAAGACTATGGGCAGAAACGAAAGCATATCCCTGAACCTAAACTCAAAAGTGTACTTTGAAAACATGTCCATAGAACCCGTGTACAAGGGAAATCCTATCGTGACGGGGTTTGAACACCTTGCGGAAGTGTACTGTGAGATTGTCATAGAAGGACCTCTCGAGTCTCAAATCGTTCAGTTTATAGAAAAGGCTGTCGCAGAGCACGAAAAATTTGTGAGTTTTGTTGAACGAGACGAAAAGAATCTCGTCATCGTGACGTGGGACGGGTACCACTGGGACGACGAATACAGGACGCCCAAACGAACCCCTGAAAGTATTTACGTTTCAGAGTTTACCAACGTCCTCGAAGACTTGAAAAACTTTTACAGCAATTCTTCAAAGTACCTAGAACTCGAAATTCCGTACACGAGAACGTACATGTTATACGGCTTGCCAGGAACTGGAAAGACGAGCATGATTTACACCATAGCCTCCGCGCTCGACAAGAACCTGGCCATCATAGACTTTTCAAACAAGGAACTCTGTGACAGTAGCATACGAAAGGCTCTCTTCAAGCTGCCCAGCGACACGATACTGTGCCTCGAGGACATTGACTCGCTGTTTTCGCAAGACAGAAAGTCGGACAAGTCGACCATCACGTTCAGCGGCATCCTCAACATTTTGGACGGGGTTGTCAAGAACACGGGACTCGTGATTTTCATGACGACAAACAACCTCGCAAACATGGACGACACGGCCATGCGAAGGCGCGTCGATTACTACCTCAAGTTTGACGTCATGTGCAAGACGCAGTTTGACAAGATGTTTAAAAAGTTTTACCCGGGACAAGATTCTCAAAAGTTTTGGGCCAACGTTAAAAAGTTGCAGTTTACGCCTTGCATCCTTCAAAAGTTTTTTGTGAGGCACCTGTACTCGGACGACGTGGTGTCACACGTGGACGAGTTTATCCAAATGTGCACCAACGAGTACTCGCTCAAAAAGTCGAGCGACGCGCTCTACACGTAAAATAAATAATATTTGATTACTGTAATGTACATAGTATTCATTGTTATCATCGTGTACATAATCGTACTGTTTTTGTACAAAAGTAAAAACAATGCGAGACATAGAACATCCGAATCTTTGTACGCTCACTTTAGTAAAATTGACCGGTTCAATTATATACTGTTTCCACTTTTACTGTGGACCCACCCAGTGTATATGACACTTAAATACGGACAAGCTCTTTATATACCTAAAAACTGGTGGCACTGGATAAAAACAAGTGAAAAAACGCTTGCTGTAAATTATTGGTTTGTTGGTGAACCTGTCGAAAAACCTTTCAAGTTTTCGTATGAAAGTACCATACACAGTGATATGATTAACAGTGAAACAGTGCACGTGTGGAACTCTAAAAAAGACAAAGATGAAAAAATAACAACTTTTGGAGAATTTTACAACTCTGGAGAGGACGATATGTATGTGATAACGCTCGGAAACTACACCTTGGGTTCTTCCAACTTGAACTTGAAAAAAAAACTGGGTGAACACGTGCGCTTCCCTGAAGAAGCATGTAGAATACCAGACGTTTTTGATTACAATGTATGGGCGTCTTCTTCGAAACATGATACGGGTCTTCATTACGACGACGAAGACGGAATACTTCATGTACTCGAAGGAACAAAGGAAGTTATCCTGTTTCCTCCCTCTGACACGCCATACCTGTATCCTTTTGACACAAAGTACCCATGGCTGCATGATAGAGCTCTTGACTTTAGATACAATACTGGTACTAAAATAAAGAGCATATCGGGTGTTTCTTCTTCGAGATTACTGTACGAAACATGTAAACACAATAAAAAGGTGTGTGCAAATATTTCAAAGTTGTTTAAAAATTTTCCTATATGGGGGTTCAAGAAACAAGGTGACGAGTACAGGTGGGAAATGTATTCATATACACTTGACAGAAACCCGTGTATAATTTCTAGAGACATATTCAGTGACCAGTACGAGATTGGACTCAAAGAACACTTTTATTATAGTCTCAATGAAAAGGTACAATTGCCGTTTTGGGGATACGGCAAGTTCAGAGAACATAATACACTTTTCAAAGAAACAAAATTATTTGTTCTAGACTCGAGAGACTCTTTTGAAAAAAACTACAGCGAGTACATGCACACGCTAGGGTATTATTCTATTTTACATTTATTCAGAGACATAATTTTCAAGTATCCGTGTTATGAGATATGTATTCACAACAAAGGAGAAAAGACTATATTTGTTCAATATCTCGGAATATCAAAAGAAGATTTCGTAGACTTTTTAGTTCAAAACGAGTATCCTACAAACATTGTTCAGTTTGTTCAGACAGAAAACTACAATATAAACAACGAAATAACAGTAGTATACGACGTGTCTACTAAAAACATTATACGTTCAGGTTTTTATGGGGTTGTGTGATTAAAAACTCAAAGTATATAAATGGACAAGAAGACGTTGTTGTTTCTTTTTGGTTGCATGGGTTCAAGACTCGCTCTCGTATGGCTGGCTAAAACTTACCCAGCATTACTCAAGCCGATGGCTATACTCGCAGCGTGTGTATCATTCGGCTTTATGTACATCTGGGCCAACGGTCTCAGGAAAACGGGCCCTGAAACTTTTGGCGAAAAGATTTGGTGGAACAACCTAAGACCAGTCCACGCTCTTTTATACGCTCTTTTTGCACTGTTAGCGTTTAGTGGAAACACTCACGCCTGGAAAGTTCTTTTGCTCGATGTCACGTTAGGGTTTACTGCGTGGGTTCTAAATAAAAATATGATTGTACAATAAATGGCGAAATCTTCTTCGAACGCACCGCTGTTAGGCGCAGCCGCTGGCGGAGTCCTCTCGTCGGGAGCTGGTATGGGCGCCATAGGGTGCAAGCCGGAAGACACTTCTTTTTACTGCAAGTCCTCCAGGTTCGTGATGGTCCTAAAAAACATTTTGTTTGTTGCGTTGTGCCTCGCGTTGGTGTTTTATCTCTTCAAGAACCGAAAGAACTTAATGGGATAAAGTGCACATGTAAGTAAATGCTTGCAAAGTGCCGAACGTGTTTTTACTTTTCTCACGCTACGAGCGACTGCATGAAGTTTGGGAAAAAGTTTGTGGAAGAGTTTTGCAAGGCGGTGGAGTGTCGCATGGACGAGACAAAGTGCGGTGCGGGTGCGAGGTGGTACTTAGAAAAAAAGAAGGACAAGAAGAGTAATGAAGTTGACTTGTCGCGTTCACGAACTGATTTGGGAAAGTGACAAAAAGTATCTCGCTCTCGATGTGGGGTCTGAAAGTTCAACCATAAAACAAATTCACACGCTGTCGTCGAAACCCGTGACGAACCTGGTCGAGACGCTTCGCGGGGACACGCTTCGGGTCAAGGTTCCCTTTCGGTACAACCGAGTCATGTGTAAAGTGACTGGCAACGTGTGCATCCAGGACCTCGTGAAAGGGGACACCGTCAGCGTCGAACTCAAGTACTGCGGGTGGTGGGTTTCGGGCGACTACGGCGGGCCTTCTTGGAAGCTCGTCTCATTGGAAGCGGCGCCCCGTCAAGCGTGAGGAGGTACAACGTTTGGTTCACGAGTTGACGAATTTCGTCGAGGATGTTTTTCAGGTACGAGTCTCTGATTTTGAAAGCGTTCACCACTTTCAAAAGACGGATAAAGTAGTTTCGGGCCTGCATTGGGTTTTGATTCAGAGGAGAGGACCGGTACCCAGACACGAGCCCGTACCTGCCCTGGTACCCCTCGACAAAGTCGTCGGTCAAAGGGACTATGCTTTCGTAGTAACCCTGGAGAGCCTTGTGCGCCGCGAACGACCTGGTTCGCCAGTGGAAAATATGAGCCTGTGTTCGAGAATGTAACAACGCACTCACTAGTTTGCCAGCCATTGTACTGTACTGAAATTTAATAAAACGGAGCGCGAGGAGCAACTTTTGTCTCCATTCATAAGGTTTTACCTCTCTTGTAATAGTAAGATGTCACTGTGCAGGTCAGGGTACTTGGTGCCTCTCACACACCCAGAACTCAAAGACATAAAAAAGGAACTCACCGTGCGACCAATAGTAAACAATGAATTCGGGTTTCCTCCGCCTCCTTTTAAAGTTTTCAAAGAAACCAAGAAGAATCTTTGCGTTCCTAGATTTTATGCAAAGGAGCGCTTTCCGAACGTCTGCGATGACACTAGGCCAGAACCTGTTCGATGCTCTTTCACATTTCAAGGAAAACTTCGTGACGAAACTTTCCAAAATGTCGCCCTTTCAAAGGCTATCGAAGCAGGATGTGGAGTTCTTTCGCTGCCATGCGGTTTTGGAAAAACAACAGTAGCGCTCGCCATCGCCGCAAAACTGGGCTTCAGAACCATGATTGTGGTGCACAAGGAGTTTTTGGCCAACCAGTGGCGCGAACGCATCCAACAGTTTTGCCCCGGCGCAACCATCGGAATAGTTCAACAAGACAAGATTCAGATTGACTGCGACTTTGTCATCGCGATGCTGCAGAGCCTCTCCTTGAAAGAGTACACGTTCGACCAGTTTGAATCCATCGGAACCGTCTTCGTGGACGAGGCGCATCACGTGTGCGCCCGAGTCTTTTCGCAGTCCCTGTTCAAACTGTGCCCTAAACACGCCTTTGGCCTCTCCGCCACGCCCGACCGCAAGGACGGCCTCACGCGCGTGCTGCACTGGTTCATGGGCCCCACATTTTTTGCGGCCGAAAGAAAGAATCAAGCGCAGGTCCAGGTGTTTCCGGTCGAGTTTGACTGCAAGCTGTTCAACGAACCGCCGCCGTGCAACAAAACCGGAAAGGTTTCGCTCGTGCACATGATTACCGACCTCGTCGAACACGGCGAACGGAACGCCGTCATCGTGAACCTCATTCGAAAGTTGGTCCGAGAAGAATCGTCGAGGCAGATACTCGTTTTGAGCGACAGAAGACTCCACTGCCAGTACTTGCAGTCGCAGTTTCCAGACAATTCCGGTTTGTACATGGGAGGCATGAAGGAAGCCGACTTGACCGCCACGAGCACGAAACAAATCATCTTCGGGACGTTTAGCCAAGCGCACGAGGGGCTTGACATTCCGACGCTCGACACGGTCATCCTGGCGACCCCAAAGTCGGACATCAAACAGTCCATCGGAAGGATTCTCCGAGAGACGGGCGGCAAGAAGAACACCCCAAAAATTTTTGACATGTTGGACAAGTGGTCGCTGCTGTACGCCATGTATCAAAAGAGAAGGCGTGTCTACAAAGAAGGGGGGTTTATCATCGGAACCGGGTGCGAGACTGAACAAGAGCCTGTTGCGAATGAATTCAAAGGAAAATGTTTGTTAACTATATAATGTCAGGGGCGCTCGTTTCTCTAGTCTCAAAAGGCGCCCAAGACGTGTACCTCAACAACGAAGACGGTGACACGTCATTCTTTCGAAGCAAGTTTACTCGCTACAGAAACTTTGCACAGGCTCCAAAGAGGCTGGACTTTAGCGGCGACGTTCAAAACAACGGGACGACATCGATCCCCGTGTTGAGTTACGGCGACTTGATAAACAACGTGTGGTTCGAAGGTGGCAACCTCGTCGGCAACTTGACGGGAACCATTTTCGAGTTGTACATAGGCGGTCAACTCGTCGATTCGCAGACGTTTGATTACATGGCTGACGTGTGGCAGATTTACTTGGCTGAAACGTACACAAAGTGTCAAACAATCAACAACAACATTTCGCAATCGAACAAAAACTTTTTCCCGTTGCACTTTTTCTTTTGCGACAGCGACATGTTTCTGCCTCTGATTGCCATCCAGTACCACCAGATTGAGATTCGCGTGACGTGGGGTTCCAGAATCCAAAACGCGAGCAACGTGTCCGCGTACGGAAACTACGTCTTCTTGGACACGAAGGAGCGCGAGGAGCTCGTGGCGAAACCCCAGATTGACATGCTCATCACGCAGGTTCAGACCGTCAAGGGAACGCTTGCGAGCGTCGACTTGTCGTTCCTGAACCACCCAGTCAAGAGCATCTTCTTCGGGTACCCACAGACGAGCGACATCAACGACTACTGGTCGTTCAACAAGGCGTCCATATACATGAACGGCACGCCCCTCTTGGAGGACATGTCCCCGACCTATTTTCACACGGTACAGGGCTACTACGCAACAAAGTTTGGAATCATCAACTTTAACACGACTCAAAACTCGCCTCTGTACACGAGGTACTTTATGTACAACTTTTGTTTGGACGCGACGAGCTACAAGCCGACCGGCACGTGCAACTTTAGCCGCTTGGACAACGCAACCATCAAACTCGTGGGTTCAGCCGCCACAAATTCAGGCGTGACCGGTCTGACCGTGTACGCGGTCAACTACAACGTGCTACGCATCAAGTCGGGAATCTCAGGTATTTTATTTAGTAACTAGTAGTAATGGCTACAGCTGGAAATGCAGTTTTCTCAAACGTGGTCGAAATTACAGGGCCTCTGTACGATTCCAGGCTCACGGCCGGAGGCATCGGCCAGGTTCTGTCTTCGAGCGGAACAAACGTGTTTTGGACGTCGAACCCGTCGAACGTGTACGTCAACATCACCGCAGGAAACAACTACGCGGACTACCTCATGTGGAACGGCTCAAACTGGGTCACAGGAGACTCGAACGTTTCGATCGGCTCGCTGTCCGGGATGTATTCGCAGGGCTCGAACGCAGTCGCCATCGGAAGCAGCGCAGCCACCAACACGCAGGGCTCGAACGCGGTCGCCATCGGAAACAACGCAGGAAACTACCAACAAAACACAAATTCTATCGCTATCGGCACTTTTGCCGGTTTCTCAAACCAAAGTTCAAACGCGATCGCCATAGGGTACCTCGCGGGGCAGACCCTTCAGAACGTGTACTCGATAGCCGTCGGCTCTCAGTCCGGCGCCGTGAAGCAGTCATCAAACGCCGTGGCCGTCGGCAACCAAGCTGGATTTCAGTCTCAAAACGCGTACTCGATCGCCGTCGGCGCCCAAGCGGGGTCCTCGTACCAAGGGACGCACTCCGTCGCCATCGGCGCGCAAGCGGGGTCCAGCGGCCAGGGCGCGAGCGCCGTTTCTCTCGGTTCCATGTCCGGCTCCGTCCAACAGGGCTCGGGGTCGGTGGCGGTCGGCTACCAAGCCGGTCAAAATCTGCAAGGGAGCAACTCGGTCGCGCTCGGGTACCAAGCCGGCTCGAGCAACCAAGGAAACGAAGCGGTCGCGATCGGTGACATGGCCGGCTCTGCGTCGCAAGGCGCGTCTGCCGTCGCCATCGGAAGCGGCGCGGGGAGCAGTTCGCAGGGAGCGAACGCGGTCGCGCTCGGGTTTCAGTCCGGGTACACGCTGCAGGGAAGCAACTCGTCTGCGATAGGGTTCCAGTCCGGGTACGCAAACCAAGGCAGCAACTCGGTCGCGCTCGGGTACCACTCCGGCTACGTCACGCAAGGAAGCGACTCGGTCGCCATCGGGTACAAGTCGGGGTACACGAACCAGGGGCAGGTGTCGGTCGCGGTGGGCTCCCAAGCCGGGTACACGAACCAGGGGTCGCAGGCCATTTCTATCGGGTACCAGGCCGGGTACTCGTCGCAGGCGTCCGGCGCGGTGGCAATCGGGTACCAAGCTGGGCAGTCGAGCCAAAACAGCGGCATCGCCGTCGGGTTCCAAGCCGGACAGACCGGACAAAAGTACAGCGGCATCGCCGTGGGCGCAAACTCGGGCGGGTACATCCAGCAGACGAACGCGATCGCGGTGGGTCAGAGCGCAGGGTGGACGAACCAGGGGTCGAACGCGATCGCGGTGGGATTCAGCTCGGGCGCGTACAACCAGTCTTCAAACGCCGTCGCCATCGGAAACAGCGCGGGTCAGTCGACGCAGAGCGCAAACGCGGTCGCCATCGGCAGCGGAGCGGGTCAGACGAACCAGGGCACGAACTCAGTTTCCATCGGCAACTCCGCCGGTTCGAGCGGGCAGAAAGCGAACGCAGTTTCCATCGGGAACTTTGCCGGGTACACGAACCAGGGGTCGAACGCAATCGCCATCGGAAACATGGCTGGCATCACGAACCAGCACGCCAACAGCATCGTACTCAACGCGAGCGGGACCCCTTTGAACTCGACCGAGTCCGGGTTTTTCGTGTCTCCTGTCTTGCCCAACAGCGGCTCGGCGCAGCCCTTCATGGTGTACAACACCACGTCGAGCGAAGTGCAGTACATCACGGGCGTGTCCGCCACGACCAACTCTTTCCAGGTGAACAGCAACGTGCTCATAGGCACTTTGAGCCCGACCACGGCCAACCCGTATTCCGGTATGTGGCTGTACGACCGCAAACCCGCGAACAACAACGTGTGGATAGTGTACTCGGAAAACGGGGTTCTCAACTTTAGCGCAAACAACTACTCGTACTCGCCGCTCACCATTTCGGCAAACACGGGCACTGTGTCGCTGTACAACTTTAACATTTCTTCAAACAACATTTCTTTTGGGTACCAAGCGGGTCTGAACTCGCAGTCGTCGTACACGGTCGCTATCGGCACGCAGTCCGCCCTGAACGTCCAGGCGTCCGGTGCCGTGGCGATCGGGTACCAAGCCGGGTACACGAACCAAAACGCGTATTCTACGTCGATAGGGTACCAAGCCGGCTCCGCGTCGCAAGGTACGAGTGCGATTGCAATCGGGTACCAAGCCGGACAGACTTTACAAAACACGTACGCCATCGCGCTCGGGTACCAGTCGGGCGGCAACTATCAGTCTGCAAACACGGTGGCTATAGGGTACCAGTCCGGATACTCTACTCAGGGAACTGGCTCTGTTGCGATTGGCACGCTTGCGGGGCAGACTACACAAAGTTTTAACGCTGTTGCAATTGGAGTAGCTGCTGGTCAAAGTGGTCAAAACACGTACTCAGTTGCAATTGGTTGGCATTCTGGTCAGACAGATCAAGGTTACAGCTCGGTTGCAATTGGTACAAACACAGGTTCAAACACACAAGGAGCGGCCGCTGTTGCAATAGGTCAAGGTTCCGGCCAAACTGGTCAAGGCGAAACTGGAACTGCAATTGGCTGGCAAGCTGGGCAGACAAATCAAGGTTACGGTTCGGTTGCGATCGGAAACAACGCGGGACAGTCGACGCAGAGTGCAAACGCCGTCTCCATTGGTACCCAATCGGGGCGGTTTGGTCAAGGTACAGAATCTGTTGCAATCGGTAGACAAGCTGGTGTAACTTCTCAAAACGCGTACTCGATTGCCATTGGTTCGCAGGCTGGTAACAACGTACAGAGTTCGTACGCCGTCGCGATTGGGTACCAAGCAGGACAAGACAGTCAAAACTCGTACTCTGTTGCAATAGGCACACAAGCCGGTTCAACTTCTCAAAACGCGTACTCGATTGCCATTGGGTACCAAGCAGGTAGCAACGTTCAGAGTTCCAACGCCGTTGCGATTGGGTATCTTGCGGGACAAACAGCTCAAAACGCGTACGCAGTTGCAATCGGTTGGAGTTCTGGTCAGACAAAACAGGGTTACAGCTCGGTTGCTATCGGTTCAACTGCTGGTCAAATCGGCCAAAACGCATACTCAGTTGCAATCGGTCAAAGTTCTGCTCAAGCTGCGCAAGGGTCGTACTCGGTTGCAATCGGATACCTTGCTGGGCAAACTTCTCAAAACGCGTACTCGATTGCCATTGGGTACCAAGCAGGTAGTAACGTTCAGAATTCAAATGCAGTTGCCATTGGGTACCAAGCAGGTAGTAACGTTCAGAGTTCCAACGCCGTTGCGATTGGGTACCAAGCTGGACAAGTCAGTCAGGAAAGCGCTGCCGTTGCTATCGGTGCACTGGCTGGACAGACAAATCAGGGTACAAACTCTGTTGCAATCGGAGCGAGTGCTGGGTCGACCACACAGGGTCAGAATTCGGTTGCAGTTGGCGCAGGGGCTGGTCAAATTACACAGGGAGGAAGTGCTACCGCTGTTGGCTACCAAGCAGGACAGAATACACAAGCAGAGAACGCCACAGCCATTGGGTACCAAGCTGGACAGATAACTCAAGGTGTAAGTTGTGTCGCAGTTGGTTTCCAGGCTGGACAGAGTACACAAGGTGGGAACGCCACAGCCGTAGGTGTTCTTGCCGGGCAGTTTAGTCAAGGTTTTTATTCGGTGGCCCTTGGTGCAGAGTCTGGAAAGTCGTACCAATATAACTACGCAACTGCAGTCGGTCCTCAAGCTGGTGTATCTACACAAGGTTCATACGCAGTTGCTGTTGGGTATCAAGCTGGGTTAGCAAAACAGGGACAGTATGCAGTTGCCATTGGGTACCTTGCGGGACAAACTGGTCAAAATGCGCACTCGGTTGCCATTGGTACGAACGCGGGTGCAAACACACAAGGAGAGGGCGCTGTTGCAATCGGTCAAGGTGCTGGACAAACTGGACAACGCGCTTCTGGAATTGCAATCGGTGTAGGAACGGCTACGTCTGGACAAGGTACACAGGCAGTTGCAATTGGTAGTGATGCAGGCGGTTTGAATCAGGGTTCGTGGTCGGTTGCGATCGGGTTGCATGCGGGGCAAAGTAACCAACAGGCTAGTTCGGTTGCCATAGGTACAAACGCGGGGCAAATTACACAAGGAATAAACAGCGTTGCGGTCGGAAACTATGCAGCACAAAACACACAAGGCAACAATGCGGTTGCTATCGGTTCTGCATCGGGCTTAAATTCCCAAAAAGAGTTTGCAGTTGCAATAGGTGTTTCTTCTGGGGAAAACGCACAAGGGGAGGGTTCTGTTGCAGTCGGTAAGTATGCTGGTCAATTTGGTCAAAAAAATTATGCAGTTGCAATCGGAGCATCTGTGGGGCTGAACACACAAGGATTATACGCAGTTGCAATAGGTGTAAACTGTGCTATACAAGCACAAGGTGACTCATCAGTTGCAATCGGAATAAATGCCGGTCAAACCAACCAAGGTTTCAACTCAGTTGCAGTTGGGCCAGGGGCTGGTCAAGGTGGTCAAAAAGCGTATTCAGTTGCAATAGGTAACGGTGCTGGTAGTTTAAATCAGGGTACACATGCCGTTGCGATTGGAAGTTCTGCTGGGTACACTCTTCAAGGGCTCAACGCTATTGCAATTGGGACTGCTGCTGGGTACGGTACACAATCTTCCGGTGCAATTACACTTGGGTACAACTCTGGTTTATATGGCCAAGGTACTAATTCGGTTGCAGTCGGCCAATCAGCTGGTTCTAATTACCAGGCGTCTGATTCGGTTGCAGTTGGTAACGCGTCTGGATTCGTAAATCAAGGGTACCGTTCAGTTGCGGTCGGGTACAGTGCTGGTGAAAACTACCAATCTTGTTTTTCAGTTGCAGTTGGTATTCTGGCTGGACAACTAAATCAGGCTTCTTATTGTGTTGCTATTGGGTCAGCGGCGGGGTCAAACTATCAAAGTCACAGATCAGTTGCATTTGGTCCAAATGCTGGTGAAAACAACCAATCTTGTTTTGCAGTTGCAGTTGGTAATTTGGCTGGAAGCCAGTACCAAAAGTACGGCGCTGTTGCGATTGGTTCGAACGCAGGGCAAAACGGCCAGGGTACATCTGCCATTGCCATCGGAGCGGTTGCGGGATACTCTGCTGATCAACCTGCAAACTCTACAGTAATAAATGCAACTGGTTCACCGTTTAACGCGACATCTTCAGGTTTTTTTGCCGGTCCAGTGCGTGGTTATGAATACCCTTCATATTATACTGGGTATAATAGCGTTTATTATATGCCTACTACTGGTGAGTTTGTATACGAAAATTCACCTAAAACGTTTGTTATTGACCACCCAGACGACCCCGAAAGGCACCTCGTGCATGCTTGTTTAGAGGGGCCGGAGGCTGGCGTGTACTACCGCGGTGAATCTGTCATTTTAGAAGACGAGTGCGTGGTAGAGCTTCCATCATATGTAGAATCCTTGGCAAAAGATTTTACAGTTAACGTGACTCCAATCGGAAAACCTAGACTTCTAGGAACAAGCCGCGTTGCTCGCGGTAAATTCACCGTGTACGGCCCGCCGGGCGAATTCTTCTGGGTTGTTTACGGAAAACGTGGTTCGGTCGATGTCGAACCACTTAAAAATGAAACTGTTATAAACGGCCAAGGACCTTACAAGTGGGTCAGCGCCTCATCGAGTCGGTAAACGCTAAAAAGAGAACGCCGACGACAAACACGAGGACGAGATAGTTGCACTCGCTCGTCTCGCCCTCAAAAAATGAAGGAGCCGCGACGGGAACGGGCTCTGGCGCTTGAACGGGGGCGGGAGGAGGACTTCTAAGCGTATCATCCGGTTCCAAAGGATAGCACGCTATCGACATTTATAATTAATTGGTATTTTTTATTCAATGAGTTCCACGAGTTCACAGAGACACCTCCTTCTTCTTTCGGCCGCCGCCTCGGCGCTTGGCTGCTGTGATTTTGACATCCTTGGTGTCGCCGCCAAACGAGTCGCCCGAAATTGAAACAATGTCAGACACGTCGTCTTCCGCTTCCACCTGCAACTCCTGGACCGTTTCGAGCACCTGGGGCTTTGTGTTCATGGGGGGAGGAGGAGGCATCATGATTCCGCCCATCAGGCTTGAAATGTCCAGACCCGGACCCTGCATTTCACGTCTCGAACTGGTTCCGTCGCCGCCGCCTCGCACGCTAGGGCTCGCCATCGGCCTCTGCGTCACGTCCTCGCGGACGCCTGACTGCGCCTGCGTGTTTCTGACCGCGTTCATCATGTTTTTCACGAGGTCCGGGTTCTGCTTCATGACATCGTTCATGTTTGGAATCGCCGCCTTGAACATGCTGTGCGTGAGGTGGAACATCATGCCGCTTCCTCCGAGCATCATTATGAGCTTAATCTCCGGCGCCACGTGCATCTTGCTCCTGTACTTGACGTACAGCTCCTCAAACACGCCGTCGTAGTCGTCAACGTTCTCCATGACGCTCTCTGACCAGCCCTCGAGCATGACGTCGAACGGGTTGTACCTCTTGTTCAAAAACTCGATACCAGTCACGCAGGCGATGAGCATCCTCCTCGAAAACTTGATGGACTGTTCAGCCTCGATGCTGTACACGATGCGCTTGTACTCGGTTCGAATCTCCGACACGTCAGAGTAAGCGTTGAGCCGCTTGTTGACTGTGAAGCCCTTCTTCTCGAGGCGAGCGAGCTTGTTGAGAAGGTCAGCCTTTTCGTCGTCTATGCTGGTGTACCCCTCCGAAGGAACCTCTTCAGCCTGCTGCTCTTGCTGCTGGTACCCTCCTCCCCCAGGCGGGTCGGGAAACTGGTCCGCTTCTCCGTCGTCCTCGTCTTCCTCCTCGTCGTCAAACTGAGGAGGCGGCTGGAACGCCGGCCTCGCGCTCCTCTTCACCGGGTTTGTGAACGCGTCAATCTCAGGCTGGACCTGGGTCTGAAATTCGGGTCGGCGCGGAGCGACAGGCCGGCGCCGCGGCGCGGAAGGCCTCGAGGTAATCTCAATCTCGTTCATGAGCGCCTGCTCGTCGTCGTCGAGCTTGAGAATCTGAGTGGGCGGAGAACGTTCTAGGATAATGTCATCCATATCTCTTTAATATGAAAGTATTCGGAAACCTTTAACGCAGTGCTTCGCAAAATAAATGTTAGGTGATAGTAAAATGAAGTTCATGAACCTTTCCAAAGCCGGTGACCTGGTCTCCATCGCTGTCCTCACTGTCCTCGTCGTGTGTCTGATGTACATGTTCTCCAGCGGGTACAGGCTCGGCGGCAGCCCTGTCCAGACCAACATCTCCGATTCTTCCTTTTCTGGCTTTTTTGACAGGATGACCAAGCTCGGCCCGGAGCTCAGGTGCAACCCAGGGTCCGCTGACAAGGTCGACCCGGCGACCGGCGCTCGCGCGGTTGAGAGCTCTTACTACACAGGCGGCCTTCTTCCAGGTGGCTACTGCGACGACCAGGAGGTTGTCAAGGCGGCCATGGATTACAGGCTCGTCGGCGTCGAGCCGGCTCTCGGGGACTAATTCCAAAAATCAAATCTATCCAGGTACTAGATGTCTTGCAGTCTTGAAGTCAAGAATATTTACGTCACGTCAACCAACAGGGACACAACAAAATTTCCATACGGAAACTCATATACTCTTTATCTCACTACGCCGATTAAGGATATATCTTCAGTGGAACTTTTGTACGCGAGCGTGCCCAACACCATGTACAACGTCAACGACGGCGCGAACGTCATAGGGTTTTCGCACACGTCTGACACGACCGGAAACGTCAATCTCACCACTCTGTCGTCGGGGTTTTATGACACGTTAAATCTCCCGAGCGCCGTGTACAGCGCGAGTCAGGTGTATTCGAACGTCACAGTGACGTACCTTTCCGGCGAAGGAAAGTTTCTTTTCACCAGGCCTACGAGTTTTACAATGGACATCATGACAAAAGAGCTCGCTTCTTTGATGGGGTTTGATTTCCCTTGCAGCATCAACGCCACCGACTCTGTCGGAAGTCCTTACGCAAACAACTTGACATACAAGAATCAATGGTACATCAAATCAACATATGTTGCGGAGATGAACTTGAACGAAGGTGTTTTCATTGACATACAAGAGCTTCGAACCATGTACAACGAGTGTGCCCCCATGGGGAGTCCTTACGCGACGACCGTCAACAACACAGCGAACAGGTCCTTTGGCATGATACCCATGGATGTTCCTAGCGGTTTCATAAAACGTTTCAAAAAGGCTGCCGATTACGACCTCGAGATACAGTACCCGTACCCGATTCAAAAACTCGACCGGTTGACAGTGAGTTGGACGGACAAGAACGGAAACCTTCTCAGTTTCAACGGCGCGAACGATAATTCAGTTATACTAAGGTTTCACACGTTACGTAAAAATTTGTGTTAGCAATCGAGAGCGGAGCTCTCAGTAAAAGGTGTTCGCAATCGAGAGCGGAGCTCTCAGTAAAGGAACCGCGCAGGCACTCTGATTTTTTAAAATGTGCGTAACATATAAATGTCGGGTGGAATAACTCAGCTCGTTTCAATCGGTGCACAGGATGTGTATCTTACCGGTAAACCAGAAGTTTCATTCTTCCAGGCAAATTACAAGCGACACACGAACTTTGCGCACACGGTTCAGCGTCAGGTTCTTCAGGGTGCCGTGAACAAATCCGGCATGTCTTCCGTCCGTCTCGAGCGCAAGGGTGACATGGTGAGCTACATCTACCTCACGAAGCGAAACGGAAGCGTTCAGGTTCCGTTCTCGTACACGGACATTGACCACATCGACTTGCTCATCGGCGGTCAAGTCATCGATTCGCAAGACGACATTTTCATGAATTACGTCGCCGACCCGTTCTTGTCTTCTACGCAAAACAAGGCGCAGTTTAGCACGTCTCAGTCTGGAAACCAGGGGTACTTTTACCCGCTCCGGTTTTGGTTCTGCGAAAACTGGCAGTCGGCCCTTCCTCTGATTTCCCTGCAGTACCACGACGTTGAGATTCGCGTGTACTGGAACGCCAACGTCACGCCTTCGAGCATCTTCGAGTGCTGGGCCAACTTTATCGTGCTCGACACGATGGAGCGCGACATGCTCGCGGCCGCGCCCCAGAAGCACCTCATGTACCAGGTTCAAAAGTCGCTCCCGTCGGGGACCAAGGTGCAGAACCTCGTGTTCAACCACCCCATCAAGTTCATCACGAACGGGTTCACGGGCAACTGTCTCATCGGCACGAACCAGACGACGGCGGCCTTGGCTTCCAACAACAACAGCGACACCATGCTTCTTCAGATTAACGGCGTGGACATTGGCGAGCAAAAGTCGTACACGCCCCACTTTGACATGGTGCCGTCCTACTACACGTGTCCTTTCACGACCCCGTCGTCCAACCCGTTCACCATCCCCTTTTGCCTCGAGACGACCAAGCTCCAGCCGACCGGCAGCCTCAACTTTAGCCGCATCGACTCGGCTAGGCTCGTGTCCAGCAACAACTTTGTCAACACCTTGTACGCAGTCAACTACAACATCCTCAAGATTGAGAACGGCATGGGTGGACTTTTGTACGCAAATTAAATACATTGAAAAATAATTTGATTGCACAATGTAATGAGCAAACTCATCTGGGCACTTGTTTTGGTCGTTTTTGTTTTTTTAATCACGTACGACCCTAAAACGAGGCGGCTCGAAAAGTATCTCACAACACCAGGTCAGGCGGTTCAAACGGCGGCAAAAGAGCTTCCTCCCAGGTGTGACGCTGACAGGTACTACGAGCTCCAGTTTAACGAAAAGTCCAACGGGGAAGGTTGTGCAGGCGAACCCGGTGAATACATGGGTGCGGTTATACAGGCCTAAAATAAAGTAGACTACAAGTAGAAATGTTTGCAATGAACAAAGACGTCTTGGTTCTTGTTTCGCTCGCTTGTGCACTCGTCGCCGTCTTTTACATTTACAAGGACCTGCAGAAGACAAAGCTCGAGGTGCAGAAGCTTTCCGAGACGCCCGTTCATCACGCGGCGCCCGCACCGCAGCCCGTCCAGCAAAAGCCCGTCCAGAAAAAGGCGCCCGCACCAGAAATCACCGTCGCGGATGAATAGATACAATTAAATGTTATGAGACTGTAGACTCGATGAGTTACCGACACGAAAAACGTCACAAAGCCATAGTGGTGCCCATGGTACGGTCGCAGTCGGAAACAAAGTTTTTAACAGTCAGGGATTCGAGACACCAGGAGTGGATATTCGTGACTGGAGGGTGTAAAAAATCGGAGGTTGAGTGCCCGCTCAAGTGTGGGCTCAGAGAACTCGAAGAAGAAACTCGGGGGGTCATAAACATCAAGAATGGCGAATTTTCAGAGTTTCAGTTTGAAAGTACCGTGCGTTCCTTGGAAGAGACTCGAAAGGACCGCTCCGAAGGAATAATTGTCACGCTTGTGTATCATGTGTACATTATCAACCTCAATGTTACACATGAACAACAAAAGGAAATTGTAAAGACTTTTCACGTCAACAAGCTCAAGATGGACAACAACAAGCGAGAAGGGTTGCACGTTAAAAAATCGTACGACGAAAACGACGACATATCGTTCGATACACTTGAAGAATTCAACAAAAAGGTTCGGTGGACTCTCATAGTCAAAAACATAATTGAAAACAAAGAGTTTTATGATACAATGTATTCGTCAAAAATGAAAAATTTTAACATTCGAACAATGTAATGAAGAACAAAGCATATCTTGTTAGGAGACTGTGTCAGCTCAGGAACATCGACGTCGAGTCGCAGGAGGCGGCTGACATGTACTCGCGCAAGGTTGTCGACTTGCTCATCGAGATTAAGAAATCAACTCCAGAAGTACCAGAGCCGGACCCGCAACAGCAGCCTGACGAGGAAGAAGAGTTTCTGTCTCTGGCTCAGAGGCTAGGGTGTAGCTAAAGTTTTTAGTCTCGTACAAGGTAAGAACAAGAATGCTTCTCAGGGAGTGGTGTCGCAAAAATAGTTTTAACAATGCACGAAATTTGTCACATGTACTGATGGACGGCGGGGTCCTATCTATTCCATTTGACAAATTACGAGAGTTTTACGCTGTGTACATCCAGAGTGTTCAAAGGAGCGAAAAGGTGTATGTCGTGGAACAAAAGACTTCCACATACAACTTTTTCATGGACATTGATTACAAGGATGAAGAAGCACTGACGCTTGACCAAGTGAAGAGCGTGTGTCAAGTCATCTGCGACAAGGTTGAAACCTTCAAAGACGTTCCGTGCTTGATTACAATTTCAGAACCAAAACCAAAGGATGGAAAAATCAAGACGGGTGTACATCTCAACTGGAACGGGCTCGTAGTCAACCAAGAAGGGTCTATCCAACTCATGTATCATGTCATTTCGACGCTCGAAAAGGTGTATCCGGCCAAAGACTGGACAAAGATTGTCGATTCGTCCGTGTACGGAACTGCTGGCACAAAAGGCAGCGGGTTCAGACTCCCGTGGTCGCACAAGAAGACTGTTCACCCGGAGTGCAAAGGCGCGGGGTGTTCTCAGTGCGAAAACGGAAAGATGACGGAGGGCGAGTACCTTCCGTTTTTTGTGCACTCAAAAGGCGCGATGACCGAGACCGACCAAGAAATAACAATGGAGAGACTCTCGATGGCGACTGTTCGCACAGAGGAGACGAACGTCACAGAAATTCCAGAACTGGTGGTTCTGTGTCAACCGGTTCGAAAGGGTCGTTCCGAAGGAGATTTTACGGCTGGCGAACTCAAAAACGAGATTCACAACACGGAACTCTCGTGTCTCCTCGAGCGGTTCATTCGTAAAAACATGACTGGGAACGAAGACACGCGTGTACTGTCGGTGTTCAAGTTTAAAAGCGTTCACCTCGTGAAGACGACGTCACGGTACTGTGAAAACATTGAAAGAAACCACAACTCGAACCACGTCAAGATTGTCATTGACGGCAAGCTCATATATCAAAAATGTTTTTGCAGGTGTGAAACCACACACGGTCGTCGTAGAGGTTTTTGCAAAGACTTTTCTGGGAGAAAATACAAACTTGAAACAAATGGTGGAACCAGGATAGTTGAACTCTTGAAAAACTGATTTACCGCCTCGTGCTTTGTTTAGCAATAGAAAAGGAGTCGAACAAACGAACGAGGTTACTAGGCAGTCTTTTAAGGGAAGGCGACGCCTGTTTTTTAGGTACGATACGGACGAGTGCGAGCTTTGACTGGACTCTTTACAAACACAACAATTGAATGGTGCTTTGGTCCTCTGGATTCAAACGCATTGTTTCCAAATATTTTACGCGCGTGTATCACGTTCTTCACAGCCTTTTTAAACTTTCCTGCCATTCTGTAGTGTACACAAAGAAATTATTTAAAGACGTATAGTACAGTTTACATAAATGGCAGAAGTAAGAACCCGTTCAGGCCGCGTGTCAAAGCCACCCGTTCGTTACGAGCCGGTCGAGACTGTCACAGACGATTATGCTGAAGATGAGTACGATGAAGACGACCTAGACTCGGACTTTGAATCCGAGAGCGAAGACGAGAGCGAAGACGAGAGCGACGAGGAAGAGGACGAGAATGGAAATCTAAAGGGTTTTGTGGTTGACGACGAAGACGAAGACGAGGAAGAAGAGGCTTAAACATACTATTCGCGAAAGTACTAATGGAATCGGATTTACCTGCCGCACCAATCGACGATTCTCTCAATTATCCGACCCAAAAGCCTCCCGTTCACGACCTTTTGCGCCAAGACGAGCGCGACGAGTACGAGGATGAGGAAGAGGAGCAACCCAGGTACTATTACCCGCCTCCCCAGTACATGATGCACCCCCCGCCACCTCCTCCTCCGCAGCAAACTCAGAAAAAAACTGATATTTTTTCTGAACTTGATAGAATCCATTGGATTATTTTTGTCGCGACTGTTCTTTTAGCCTTCTTTATGGGGAAGAGCATATCTACTCCTATAATCATCAGGTCTGCGTGATCTAGCCGTCCCTGTTGTACATTGCTTTTTGACCGTATGACGTCCCGTACTTTATGGGCGTTCTGCCGTCCATGAATTCGAAGAGACTGTCTTGTTTTCCGAGGTCTGTGATTTGCACGCTTCGAACACCTTCTCCGAAGAGAGATTCCTCGCACGGAACAGTAGACCAATCCTGCCCTATAAAGGATGCAGGTGTACTGTTCGTGTTTGTCGTGAGCGCCTTGTTCACTTGCACCTCTGACGAAAAAGTTTTTTTAAAAGTCTGTAACCACGTTTCATCTCTATCTTGCCTAGAACCGTAAGCTAGATATGTAATGTAAAATACAATTGCTACGACAAGTAGCGTAAAAATGTTTAGGACTATTGACACAGCTCCCATTATTGATTACGGGTATTTAATTTGAGGAAGGACCGGACTCGGCCTCCTCATCAGCCGCCTTTTTCGCAGCGACGAGGTCCTCGAGCCTCTTGCGCTGACGCTCCTTGATTTCCTCGGAGACAATCGCGTCAGCCTCGATGACGAGCTCCTCGACGGACGCATCGGGCTTCTCCTTCTTGAGGCGGTCGAGCACCTCCGCGGGGTGGCTGATTGGCGGCTCGTCCGGCTTGTTGTAAAACTTGGAGTTTTCGTCGCCGGGCTTGATGTACGGCATGTCGCCGCTGATTGGCTTGGCCATCATGTCGCGCTTGCGCTCCTCAAACAGCTTGGTTCCGAGCGCCTGGTTCTCGCGATACTTGCTCATAATCTCCTCGAGCTTCTCGTCGTTGTAGTGCACGTCCTCGATGTGCTCGCGGTCGGGAGGGATGAGGAGCCACTTGTACATGTCGACGACGTAAATGTCAAAGGTTGCGTCGTCCTTCTGAAGACGCCTCGCGTGGCTAGACGCCTCGTCGCGGGTCGCAAACGTTCCATAAATCTTGAGACCAAACTTGTCCGACTTTTGGGGGCAGTCTGGACCGACGATGGAGATGGCGGCGAAAACCTGGCCGGGAAGCGTGATGTACGTTTGCTCGAGCGACATTTCTACTAGTACTGTAGCCTAAAACTTTAAGTAGTTAAAAACAGCGATTCTTTATCATGTAATGGAGGTGCTTTCCAAAGTGTACGGGCAGAGGCTCGCCACGTACGACGATTTCATATACGAAAATTCAATCAAACACGATGTTTTGTGGGAAGAAAACACGTGCAAGATGATTGCATCAAACATACTTCCGGGTACAGACTTTTTAGACATTGGTGCAAACATAGGTCTCATATCCCTAGCAGTCAGAAAACACGTCACCGGAAACATTCACTGCTTCGAGTGCGAGAACAGAACATTTGGGTTGTTGTGTTACAATACATGTATACATGACAACATCAAGGTGTACAACTTTGGACTTTCTGACAAACACACTGTAGGTACTATGAGCATCAACGAATACAACATGGGGTGCAATCACATTCATTCCACTATGGATGAAACATTCGAGTACAAACACAACGAAGGAGTTCAACTCAAAAGAAACAACAAGACGTTTTTTAGTCTCGTGCCGCTAGACTTTTTGAAAGACACATTCACAAACAGAATAACAGTCATGAAGATTGATGTCGAAGGGCTCGAGTACCATGTCATAAAGGGCGCAAAAGAAGTTATACTTGAACACAAACCTGTCATATTCGTTGAGATATTCGAACAGAATTATCAAAAGGTTTGCGATTTACTTTCAGAGTATGGGTACGACGAAGGACAGTATCTCGTCAACGAAGACTATGTGTTTAAATTAAAAATGTAACACGTGTAATCACAAATGGAAGAATTAATTCTAAATACAGTGTTTATAGCGCTGTTTACTGGTTGGTCAGATGATGAAGACGACTTTTGGGACCCTGTCAAAGTGGGGCTGAGTAGTGTCGAACAGTACACTCTTGACAGTGACGAGTGCGAGTGTCCTATATGCATGGACACGAAACAACATTCTAAAAAACTTTTGTGTTGCAAGAACAACATGTGTGTTCAATGTGTTGAAACATGGTTCAAAGAGTCTGTTAAGTGTCCATTTTGTTTTAGAGACTTGAGAGACTTGGATGTTACATGACACGAAAAAAGAAGATTCCTCTCGCAATGAGGGAGCAGGTATGGCTGGTGTATCTCGGGGACAAGAACTTTAAACAAAAGTGCAACGTCAAGTGGTGTGAAAACATGATTACACCTTTTACGTTTGAAGTTGGGCACAACCATCCAGAAAGCAAGGGCGGGAAGACGTGCATCGACAACTTGAGACCTATTTGTTCAAAGTGCAACAAGTCGATGGGAGACAGTTATACCATTGACGAATTTTCTGAACTTTCAGACAGAAGTACGAATCAGTGGGAATGTTTTAGGATGTGTGGGTAACCTTAAATGGGGCTCCTCACAACGGCAAACATGCCACCGCCTCCAACCAACAGTATGACCATGATGCAGCAGATGAGCTGCATCTGTGACATGTTAGTGAAACTGTTAATCTCTTGAATACCAATCGCGGCCGTGGACACGCCTGAGCAGCACAGAAGAAGAATGACGAGCAGCGCTGTAATTGACATTTATATTTGAAAATATTTTATATCTAGAGATATGCCCTCCTGATACACTAAAGAAGTAATGGAGGAAATACGTCACCATCACAACACAATCAAAAGAACTCTGATACAAAGTGTTACACAACGCGGGCACTCTGTACTAGATGTTGGATGTGGTTTTGGAGGGGACTTGCACAAGTGGGTGTCTTGCGGCGTCAGAAGTCTAGACATGTGTGACCCTAGCGCTGACGCGCTCGTGGAGGCCAAGTCCAGGGCTTCAAAGTTGAAAGGAATAGAACCGGTCATGTACCACGGAGACATTACATCGTGTCCTTCGAACAAAAAGTACGATGTCGTGTGTTACAACTTTTCTTTGCATTACATCTTCGCCTCTGAAAAACTTTTTCGTCAAAGCATCCGAGCCATCAAGGACAGGTTGAAGATAGGCGGCAGACTCATAGGCGTGATACCAGACTCTGAGAGCATCATCATGGACACGCCTTTCAAGGACAACCTTGGAAATTTTATGATTCGAAAGGACACGACCGGGTTTGGAAACTTTGGCGAAAAACTTTTTGTGATGTTGGTTGATACACCCTTTTACAACGGAGAAGCCAAGTCCGAGCCCATTGCGTACAAGGACACGCTCATCACCGAGTTGCACGACCTGGGTGTTCACCTCGAATCGTGGGAAAACCTTACCGGCGCGACGCTGAGTTCAATGTACTCGCAGTTTATTTTTGTTCGTACACTATAAATGAAATGGTTGCTTATTGCACTGTTTTTGATACTTGACGCGTACCTCGTGTACACCACTCGCGACCCCGAAAACCTCATCGAAGTGAGACGTAGATACACGGTTCTTCGAACGTACATCAAACAGCATCACGATTCTGTTCCTGAAAAGTTTTGGGTTCTCGAAGACCCTGTTGTGCTCGTCGCAAAAGATTCAGGTGACCTTGGGTACAACTCAAACAAGGGGTACGAGATTGGTCTGTGCCTCGACGGGACGCCGAACGACATATTTCACGTGTTGTTGCACGAGTTGTCTCACTCGTCTGTTCCAGAGTATTCGCATTCTGAACAGTTTTGGAAAAACTTTTCGGAATTGAGGGACATTGCAGTCAGCATCGGTATATATGATAAAATACCAGACAAGAAGGTTTTTTGCGGGCAGCACATACAGGACTAGCTTTCCAATTTTATTTTATGTGGTAACTATAAATGCAGCCTGGACTTTCGTTGGGACAGCTCTTTACAGGCGTTTTGCTGTGGACAATCATTATGATGATTCCAGTGTTGATTACATTCTTTAACAAGACAAATCCTCTGGTATCGTCCGCCATTCTGACTGTTCTGTACCCAGTTGCGATTGCAATCATGTGCCGCAAGGGCAGCTTCTGGGTGTCGTATCCAGTCATCATGGGTGCGTCAGTAGCATCTCTCTTCATGTGGATAATACTGTCGGCGGCAAAGGTGCAGAACCCAAACGTCATTACGTTTGTTCCAGTGAGCACCTTTATTTTCGCTATGATTGTTCTTTCGACACAGATTAACATGTACAACTCTGTCGTCTCACCGAACGTGGGGTACTAGTTCATTCCCTCACGACAAACTTGCGACCAAAATAAAACAGAATTGCGGCCAGGAGGGCTGTGACGAGCGTGCCGACGGTTGAGCGCTTGCCAACCTCGTCGAGAAACTTGGGCACGAGCGTCGACAGCTTGTCTTGGGCGACGCCTGAAAAGGCGAGAAGTGCAGCTGCACCGGCGAGCAGAGCCTCCAACTGCTCGTCCGTGAGGTTCAAAGGGTTCTTGCTCGCGGCGACGGGCTTCTGGGGCTGAGCGTAGCCCTGCGGCACGGGCATCTGCTGCTGCACGTACGAAGGCTGCGGTGCCATCATGTACCTCGGGTCGGCCCCGCCCCCTGCGGCGCCAGCGTAGTCCTCTCCTGGCATCATAATGTCGCTCAAAGGTGTAGAATCCATTCCTTTTGATTTACTTATATTTTTTTCGGGTGCTTTTTTTTCAGGCTCCGAGAGCGTTGGCTGGTACACAAGACTTTGCGTGTCCTGTGGTTTTTGAAGAGTCAGTTTCTGTTCTGGGGCTGGCAGAGCCGGTGGGGCCTGAAAGAATGGCGTCATGGAAGAGTCGCCGTCGTTCAAGTTCATTGTCATAACACTGTCCATGCTACTTGGTGCCAAGGTTTTAACAAATAAAACCTTGCGCGGGTTCATTTACCGCCTCGTATGACGGTCAGGGCTGGCGGCCCTTTTTTCTTGGCCTGTTCGGCCCTCTCGGCCGGTTGCGTGTCGTGCCTCGGGTTGTAGTTCTTTTGGTGAAAGTTCCAAAGGGCGGGCGACCCTATCCTAAAATTGTCGTGGAGTTTCGCCTTGTACCAAAATACACAATCTTCTATTTTGTTACTTCGCGACGTGTTGTCGAGGATGATGCAACCGAAATCGTTCGTGCACGCGTCCAACACCTGATTGAACATTTCAAACGTTGGAAAGATTCCGAAAAAGTTTTTGTAAATCTTCTCTCTGTTCTGGAGAATGTTTTCGCGCAACACGATGACATAATCTATGTTCGCGCGAAGGTCTGGCGTCAAGTCCATGCAGTACTGCATCGTCAGCATGAAAAAGATTTTCCAGTGTCGGCCGTTCATGAAGCACTGTCTGATGCACGTGTCCTTCATAAACTTCTTGTCGTACATGCAGTCGTCCAGAAGTATGAACGCCCCCGAGTTTGGTTTGTTTTGACTCACGAGTCTCTTTTGCCGAGCCAGGACCCTTTCGATGGCGTCTCGATCGTAATCGCCGTAGATGAACAAGTCCGGCACAAACTTTTTGTAGTGGTGATTCCCGTCCTCCGTGGCCGACATGACTATCCCCGCCGGGATGTGTCTCTTGTGGTACAGAATGTCAGTCACGAGAACAGACTTGCCGGTGTTTCTCTTTCCGATAAAAACACAAATCTTGTCATCTGCCATGGTTGCGGGATTGAACTTTCTGAGCTGTAGTTTACCACTCATTACACTGTGCACAGGAAAATACTTTTATGATTTTGCGCTAGACACTTAAACTTTATGTTACCTAGTAGTAGTAATGTCGAGCGGACGTGTTCAACTCGCATCTGTGGGTCTCCAAGACGAGTTTCTCACCGGGGAGCCCGACGTGACATACTTTATAAAGAAGTTTAACCGCCACACAAAGTTTGCGCTCGAGACGCTGGACGTGCCCTTTTTTCAGCAAGGTATAAACTTTGGGAGCTGGGTCAACACAATCGTGCCCCGAAACGGTCAGCTCATACGAAACCTGTACCTGCGACTCATCTTGCCACCACTGAACGTGGGCGGGTACACGAACGGCATAGGAAACGCCATCGTCGAGTACGCGGACCTGGTGATAGGCGGTCAGACGGTGGAGCGCATAAACGGCGAGTTTATGCAGATATACGACCAGACGTTCGTCAGCGACTCGCAGCAGGCTTCTTTAACCTACATGGTTGGGACGACGCCCGACGGGCTGTACGGCCTCGGGGCGGCCACCGCGTACTCGGCGGGCGTGACGCAACCCGCGTACGGCTTTTACCCGCGCACCTTCATAGTCCCTCTCCCGTTTTACTTTTTGAGAAACGACGCCTTGTCAATCCCGCTGTGCGCCCTGACCAGGCAGGAGGTCGAGGTGAGAATACAGCTGAGGCCGCTGGCGAAGCTCATCGCGGGCGGAAGCCTCGTAAACACGGTGACAAACGTGTCGGGCATAAACTGGATACCGCCGAGCCCGAGCATACCCGCGTCCTTCGGTCAAAACTTTACGAGCGCCACGTGGCTCAACTACTCGTCGGTGTTTGTGTTTACCTCGTCGACTCTTATCAATCAGTTTTTTTACTACGATTTCAACGCCTTTTCTATGAGCCCGTTCTCAAACCTTCCTAGGTTTAGCGGCACGCTTTCGAGCATCGCGCAAAACAATTCGGGCGTCATCATGATAGCCGCGGTTGGCAGCAACCCCGACAACTCGAGCTCTTCGAACGCGGTGTATCGCTCAGCCATATCGTACGTGGGTCTCGCCACGGCGTTCTCGCCAGTGAACGACCCGGTCGGCGCCGTGGTAGACTACAAGGCCATCGCGAGCGACGGGACAAACTTTGTCGCGATAGGCAACATCGTGTCTTCAAACACCATGACAATTGTAACCTTTTCGAGCCCGAATTTCGTAGCGACAAGTTCAAACATCCTCGTGAATTCAAACCTGATTACCATTTCGTGGTCGCCGTACTACAACACGTATCTCATAGGCGAAAGGACTACGCAGCAAATGTTCAGTTACGACATAGGGTCTTCGTCTCTGAACCCTCTCGTAAACACGCTGGGACCCTACACGGCGTATTCGCCCGCGTACGGTCAGGTGTACAGCAACTCCCCCGTCGCGTGTTCAAACACTGTCATATCGAACGTGTACGTCGCTTCGTTCGACGGCGGCGTCACGTTTCCCAACCAGCTTCCATCCGTGTACAACGCACCGCCCAACATAACGTATTACCCAAACTACATAGCGTACTCGCCGAGTCTAAACTACTTTTTCATTACAATCAACAAAGCGCCGCCGCCCGTTCCAACCATGCAGTACTACATCAGTAACATCGTGTCCACGACGACGACGGCGACCGTGACTCCCACGCAACAGTTTCAGGCGAGTCTCCCGGTGGAGTACGTGTACCTGGCGGACGAAGAGGTCAAGTACATCCAAGGCGCCAAGATTGATTACGTCGTGACGCAGCTGCAGCTCGCCTCGACGCCCACCACGGCCGGAACCACGTACCTGAACGGGTACAAACTCAACTTTATAAACCCGGTCAAAGAACTCTTCTTCGTCATTCAAGACTCGAACGTGTTGGCCACGAACGACTACTGGAACTACAACAACACCAGCACTGGCGGGCCTCAGCTCACAAACCTGCAGCTCCAGTTCAACGGCGAAGACATCATTTCCCCCACGGTCGCTGACAACACGTACCTCGGGTACGTCCAGTTTCTGCAAAACCACACGAAACAACCAAACATGAGCATTTACAACTACTCCTTTTCGATAGACCCAGAAAACTACCTTCCAACCGGTCAGGTGAACATGAGTCGAATCATGAATCAAAACATTTGGATTACGTTGTCACCGAACCCGACGTCGAGAAACGTCCGCGTGTACGCGATAGGGTACAACATCCTCCGCGTTCAAAACGGGCTCGCGGGTCTCATGTTCATAGACAACAACACTTCGATCCAGGGATAAAAATTGCGCGCTCGCTAAATTCAAACATGGAGGAACAAATAATACAGGCCGCGACGGAAATCATACAGCCGGTCATGGAAAGCGCCATTGTCGTCGCAGGCCACTACGCCAAGATGTGCGAGAGGTCGACCATAACGGGTCAGGACGTGCAGTACGGGATGAAGTACGCGGCCCGCAACCTCGTCGGAAAACACACGGGGACCCTCTTTCCGGAGGACGACAGCGACGACGACAGCGACGTGGAGGAGGTGGACGAGGACGAGGAGCCTTTCACTCGGTACTCGGGCGACGATTCCGTGATGAAGGACATTCACAACGCGGTTGACACGTGGGACTCTTGGGTTCCTCAGAGTCCCATAGAAGTTATGCTTAAAGATTCAATCGATAAATCATACTAGATGAATTTCAAAAAATTCAACGACATCGGCGACTCGGAGCCTCGCGCTTGGAACAAGGCGTCTGCGGGGACTCGATTCGACGACTTTGACGACGACGAGGTTCCCGTTCCGTACTGCGACGAGTTTGAAGACGAAGAAGAAAGCGAGAGCGAGGACGAAGAGCAGGAACAAGACGACACTGAGACTGAAACTGAGAGCGTGACGAGCTCTGGAAAGCCGGTAAAACGAGCGCTTCGAAACATTGGACTCGTTTTACAGGAGGAGACTGATTTTATGCAGGAGAAATAATTTCTTTTGGGATATTAAAATGAGCGCAATCGGAACGTTTGTAACCACTGTACAGTCCCAGTCTCAGAACGCTGTCGTTTCTGGATTCAGCTTTGCGGCTGCGATCGCCTGGATGGATGTTGTTCGCTGGGTCATTGCCAACGTCATCAGGGTCAACAAGACGAGCGGAGCTTTCACCATGCTCGCCGCTCTCCTCACGACGATGCTCGCCGTTGCCGTGTACATGGCCCTTAAGTTCCTCGACCCCAGGAACGTCAGGGAACCCCAGCAGCCGGTCTACGCCGTTGTTGGTTAATTCCCGAGTCCAGAGGACTCGTTTTTGGTTCCCGAGTCCAGAGGACTCGTTTAAGACAGAGAGTGCGCAAACGGGTTCTTTGCGAGTTGTCTCTTGGCGACGTCCAGGTCGTTTCGCCCAGGCTGGCCTTTATAGGCGTTGAACGTGTAGTACTGGTCGTTGACGTAGTGTCCGTTGTTGTTGGTCGTAGTGCCAGCGTTTCCAAAATAGTTATCAGTCCGCTGGTTCGTGTCAGAACGAACGGCAGTCACCACACCGCCTTGTTGAAGCGGATTTGCACGAACATTCATTCTTCCTGCATTTCCGGCGCGGTCGAAGCAGGCGCGCTTGTCGTCCGCCTTGAACCCGATTTTTTCCAGCTCCTTGACAGAAAAGTCCCCTCGCTCGAGCGCCTTGTTCAGCGGGTCGTTCATGTACCCGTGGTTGAAACTGTGGATTCCGGGCATGGGGTTGTCCGTGTGATAAAACTGGGTGTCGTTCAGGTCGCCCTTGTTTCGGGTCGGCTCGTCGGACGAGGTTTGCACGGGCACGAACCTCTTCGCGGGCGCGTATTCGAGACCGTCGCCGCGGTACCCGGATTCGGCGCGCCTCGTCGTGCGCTTGGTCTTGACGTACGACTCGCGAATCGCGGCTCCCGTGACGGCGCCGCCCTGGCCCTGGGCCCTGTTTGCGCGCTCTGGGCGCCTCGTCGGCAAAAAGGCCGTCTTGGACGGCGCGTAGTGCGTGATGTCGCCGATGGAACCCGCCCTCCAGCCCGTGGTGTCCGCGCCGGGCGCAATCCTGCCCGGCAGGGTCGTCAGCCTGTAGGCGCCCACGTTGTTGGGGTTGACACGGTACAGCTGCTGGAAACCGCCGGACGCGGGGGTCGTCGGGTCGAGGCCGAGACCGCGTCCGACGAAAACCTTTTCGACGGGAGACAGGTTGTTCATCTGACTCGACACGACGTATCGGCTCGAAAGGTCGTGGACCGGCTCGCCGTGCACGTACTGTGAAAAGGCAATGTCTCCGAAATTTCCAATCTCTTGTTTCTTGTTCACGGGCTCCGAGATGAAGCCGGGCTGCGTGTAGTGGTTGAGGACCAAGTCTCTCGCGTCGTCGTTCGGAACAAAATCGACGGGCTGCGTCACGGAAGGTGCAACTACCGGAGAAGGTGGTTGAACTTGCTGGTTTTTGCTGATTTGCCTACCCATGTAGGCGATGCCTAGGATGGCGGCGATGGATAGAGGGTCTGCCATCTTTAATGAAAGAACATATTTTAATTAACTGGGTAACACGAGCCGTTCGGCCCTTTGCAGTACCTCGCGCTAAAAAGTGCGTTTTGCTTCTCCGCTCGCGTGCTCCCTGGGTCCCATGGCATGGTCGGCGCGGGCCCTATGCGAGACATGTCCTGCAGCGGGAAAAAGTTTCGAGAGTACGTGGGGACGAGGAGCTTTTTGAACTGCTTGGTGCTCTGAGACCTGAGCTCGTCGTCCACCATGATGAGCTCGTTGGGGGCGCCCTTGCCAGCCATGTACGGCGCGGTTCCGTACTCCATGGTGCTCGCGCGGCAGCACTTTGTAAAATGACTCGGTTGCGGGTACACGGCGAACGCGTCGTACGCGCTGTTGGACGGGAAGGCTTCCCTGTCGAGAAGCGTGAGACCTGGCTGTAGCTGATACGCCATTTTATAGTACCCCGCGAGATTTTTTTGAAAGTAAGTACTACATGAACGTGAAAACAAAGATTTTCAAAGAGGGGCACATTTTTTACAAGGGCTTTTCTGAGAGTCGCAACAACACCAAGATACTCAGCCGTGAAAGGTATTTCTTCGTGGCACAAAAAGAAAACCATGCAAACATTTACACGAGAAACGACCTCTCTGGTCACGTGTGTCAATACGAGCTTACCAAACCAGTCAGACTCATGAAGATTACAGAAGATAACATACAAAAAGTTTTGAAAGAGACGAACAACAAGGCAATAGCATTCGCGTTTTCGTATGCAAACAAGAACACAAAGAACGCTCTGTTAAAACAACTTGTTGATAACTACTCGTATAGACAAAACAAAAACTTAATTCCACCAGTGTCACAACGTATGAGTTTTCTCGGAACCAATAAAATAGCATGCAGGGGTCTCTGCGCCTTTTTCAAGGAAAAGGGTATCGACGGGTACTATTTTAAAGGTGATGATACGTTTCACGAAGAGGTTATGTTGTGCAACGCAAGCAAGCTTCTCCAAGTCAAGTGTTACAAGACTGGAGGAAAACGCGTAAACGCAAACACCCCTCTTGTGTTTGCCAAGAACATTATGAACAAACCAAACGCAAAGTTGGAAAATGTTAAACAGTTTGAAAACTTTCCCAATGTAAACACGAGAAAACGAGCAAAAAACAAAGTAAAAGAATTACTGTTGAGAAACATTCCAAAGGCAGACAACACAAAACGACTCAATTATCTGTCTAAATTTAAACCTTTCAAAAACGAAAATGTAAAAAAAGCTATCGAAAAAAGAAGAAACATCTTGGCTCTTCCAAACAAACTCGTCAAATTGTTTGCAGAAAAGGCTCCTCCGAGCAAGTTTTACGTGTGGTGAGATTACCTCATGCCAGTCCTCGGGTTTCCGGCGGGGTCGAGGCCGGAGAAGGACGACGTCTGCGCGCCCCAGTAGTCCGCGTCACAGTTCTTGGGGTCGTTGCGACACTGGGGGCTGAACTTTTTGCCGTAACACCACTCCGCAAACCCAGTCTGGTCGCCTGGGATGGAAGACACGGGACCCGTCATAAACTGCCTGGCGAACGCCTTTCGCTGGTACTCTGCGGTCGGAGACCTGGTCCTCGCCGGACCAAACTGAACCGTGTTGTCGAGGTACTCCTGGACGCCTGACTTGACGGACGGGTACCAACACGCCTCGGGGCGCGTGGGATTGTCCGTGTAGTCGGAAAGCAAGACGTTACCGAGAGGGTTCTCCTTTGTCGGCTTCTGGCACTCGGACGCGGCTTCATACTCGGACTTTGGGGCGTCTTTCACAACGCCAGCCTTGAACAGCAGATAAAGAGCCGCTACACAGAGAAGGCCGAGAACTATGACACGGATGTCGCGATTTATGAGATATAATACACATGAAGTATAAAGAATAAATCGTGTACTGGAATTTATTCTTTCTGCGGGGGATTGATTTGATGTAGGCCAGAAAGAAGTAATCTTGTCTGACCGAAACAGTTCGGAAGGTTTGTTAAACCAACTCGTCATTTATTATATTACCAATCTAGTTTTTTTCTTGACCCAGTAGCCCAGTCATGCTCGAAAACATGTTCGCCATGCCGCTCATGAGGGACTTTTCGTCGCCGCCGTTCTGCATGCCCTCGGCACACTTGGCTGCGACGCCTTCAACCATGGAAAGCATGTCAGCTGGAATCGTGGTGATGGTCATGCCCAGAATGTTCAGCGTCTGAAGGTACTGCCAGATTGCAGACTTGGTACCCTCTGACAGGTCGTCGTTCCAGTACTTTTTGATGGGAAGCTCGTCAAACTCTGAAAAGAACGAATCGTCCTTTTGCATAATCTGGTTCGAGTACTTGTTCGCCGTCTTCATGTACGCGTCCACGCACTTGCGAGGGTTTGCGGCGCGCATAATGTCAAACGACGTGTGGTACTTCTTGAAAGACTTTTCCTCTGGGAAAGTATTCTCAAGCTCGGCAATAAACTGCTCAAGCATGTCATTGAAGGTACCGATGGAAGTCATCTTACTACAACTTTTGAACACGTACGCTTTAACCTGCTTTTCGAAGCACTCTGTTTCTAGATTGGCTTTTTTCATAGAGTGCTTCGCACTCTGTTTCTAGAACGGTTCGGTCGAAATCTTTTCGCGACTAGACCCGCTGTACACGATAAAGTACACGAGAAGAGCTACAAGACTCGCGGGCTTTGCGTACGCGCTCAGAGCGAGTTTATCGCCTGAGTTCATCTGGTTCTTGATGTGCACGTAGACGGCGGTCGCAGCGGCGGCAAACAGTGCAGCCCACATGGGGTCCTTCAAGTGCTCGCTGATATCCATAGTACTATCAGCAAAGTTTTTTTACCGAGGGCTCGCCCTCGATTTCGGAGGTTTTTTTACCGAGGGCTCGCCCTCGATTTCGGAGGTTTTTTTACCGAGGGCTAGTTTGCATCTGGGAACAGAACATCGTCTTCGTCGTTGCTATTGCTGTTGTTTGTCACGTTGACTGTTTTTACTTCGCTCGAGTCGACCGTTCCAGCTGGTCCGGAAATTGGGGCTGGAACGGGGGCGGCCGTAGGGTCTGTGGGGACTTCAACGGGTGCTCCTTCGGTTGGCGGGGTGACGCCTTCGGTTTCCGCGGCGGTTTCCTCTGGGAATGACTCGTCGACTATGTCGGGGTCCTCCGTGTCCTCCTCTGGCTTGTTTTCAAACTCAATCTCCGACTTGCTGGAGATGTACGTCTTCAAAATCTCTTGGATTGGAATCATGTCCTTGACTGTCGTCTCGATGCACGTGATGAACCGTTTGGTGAGGTTTTCGTCGCGGTCGTACTCTGTCATCTCCTCGTGGTACACGTAGGGGTCCTTGTATAGCTCCTTCGCCGCGCACGTGAAACACCCGTGGATAAACACGTCGTTGGAAGGGAGTTTCAACGAAATCTTCTTGTTCTCGGCGTTGATTCGCACGGAAGACAGAATCTTGACGTAACTGACAAACACGGCCGCGAGCAAGTCGTTGAACCAGCCGCACGAGTTGCCCATCTTCTCCGCGTGCTGGTGAATGATGTGGTTGTTCCAGTTTGGAACCTCTTTGAGAAGTTTTTGGTACTGCTGGAGAACCTGTTTCCCCTTTGAAATCTTTCCAGCCTCGGTGTACATTTGTTCGAACGTTTCAATCATGTGAGGGCACATGACACAGCACAGCTGCGCGAGGTACTCCTTCTTCGCCTCGACTAGAACCGTAAGACCATCCATTATACATGTCGCACGCAAAAAACTAGGCGTATCTTTTCGCAGCCTTTTTCAGGTTGATGAGCGACGGGAACGAATCGTCTGAAAAAGAGGGAGGGGCTGGGTCGTACACGGGCAGTTCCTTTTCCTTCTTTTCTTTTTCGCTGTACCAAGACACGTTGAAGACGGTGTGAGACATGGGTTCGACCCTGAACCCGCTGTTGATGAGCTGTCTCTTGAGGTACACCGCAGCCTTGGCCACGTCGTAACTCGGGTACCCTATGACAAAGGCTGGCACCTCCAGGAAGACTTGTTTTTGGTACGCGTCGACAGACACCTGAATCTTTCGACTAAACTGGTCGAATATCTTCTTGTACGTCTCCTTCTTGACTTTTCGCCTCGCTTCTTCAATCTCTTTGATTTTGCGGATGTTTATCATCTACTGTGTTCAAACTATTTTTTGGTGCGTAAAATTTCTCAGTAGGAGGTAATGGAATTGAATTATCCGACAAGAAAACAAACCACTGCTACATGTTGGTTCCACATGACCATGAATCAGTTTTTACTTTCATATTATGGCAGAAGGTACCTTGAATATAAACTGAAACAGTACAGTAACACCAATATAGGTGATTCGTGTCCTCTTAAAAGCAAAGACATTGAAAAAAAAACCGCCTTTGGAATAATTCAAAGGTACATGAAGGAAGGTAT